CTGTGTCAACACCTCACTTAAGAAGTCTTGGATAACAACAGGGGTGTCTGAGCGTTTGAGGTCGAGCCCCATTGCTTTGATTTTTCCCGGCTTACCATCAACATCGGAACGTTTTCCTTCTTTGTCATAGTAGAGGACTGCGTATCGTTTCTTTGTAATGAATAGTCCTTTGGAAGCAACAATCTCGCGACCTGCTTTGATGACCTCTCCTCGAGATTTGGGGACGTGGAATGCATCAGACATGAATTTGACGAATGTACCATTAACTTCTTCTCCGATAGTATCATAAAGTTCAATTACACTTTCTTTTGTCCAAGGAAGTGTACCTTTCTCAATGTCCTTCTTTAGCGTAGTGAATGCAGAGAAGTAACAAGAGTCTGTATCACCGTAGATAATAGACTTTCCTACGTGATCATAATCACCTGTGATTATTTCGTTTACTTTAGAAGCCATGTGTTTGGCAATTTGACGTCCTGTAAGTGTGGTAGATTGACCAATACGGTTGTCAAAAAAACGGCAGCCTGGGTTGAGAATAGCACCATAAAGACTATTAAGATTAATCTTTTTAACAAGTTGCCTTTTATCCCAATATTCTTCTTCAATTTTATTACCTGCTTGAATACATTCTTTTAGTTTGGCCTGCATTTCCTTACGTTCTTTATACCATCGTGCAAGCAGACCCGGTATAACACCTTCTTTTTCGTAAGTGAAAATAGTTCCGTTAGCCGAAAGCATCCACGGTTGTTTACTTTCGAATATTAAATCATATATCTGTGCAGCACTAAGAGTATCGCTACCGCCATCTTCCCAGTCGATAGTGACATCTCTACCAACTTCTCTGTTCATAACAGACGTATATTCTAGAGAACCGAATACACCTTCCCATGCTGCCGCAAATGATTTTCCTTTGGCCATCTCTGCTTCGAGATGTGCTTTTGTGCCATCTTGTCTCAGTTGTCCGACAATAGTTTCCGGGCCCATGTTTAAGGCGCGAATAGCAGAAGGATAAAGAGAATTAATATCAAGAGAACCAATCCATTCATGGATACCTTTCTTAGGATAAGCAACATACGCACCGGCAGCAGGCTCTGAACCAGGTTCTCGTTGAACTCGGTTAGGAACAATCATTCCTCGTCGATGTGCTTCGTTAATAATGGCCTGCTCAGTAACAGCCACAGCACCCATTGTGGTCTGTAGTAGAACAGTATTTTCATGTGCAATTTTGTTAGCAAGATCTAAGAACTGTAACTTTTTATCCAGTTTGTTGAGCAGGGCACAATCTTGCCTGTTGTATTCGATGAACTTGCGGAAGTCATTGTTGTAGAGTTGATCCAATGTACCTTCGTAGACTGTTTTCGATTCTCCGACTTCCATTTCTCCGATAGCGTCCAATCGATACGTGTGACGTTCTTCATATGTATACTTTCTATAAAGTTCGAGACTATCTAGATGTACTCTTCCAATTAAGTCATAGGTTACAGCGGTTTTACCGTACTTTTCGTATTCTCTCTTTTTAGGATAGCAATTCCAGAGACAGAATCTGCGTGTATCTTCTTTGCTTAGAACCTTAGTAACACGATTGACGGTATAAGGAATATCAAAGCCTTCTGAGTTCCAACCGCTGAGTACATCAGCATCTTCTATCAAATGTAAGAATGTGTCTAACATTTCTACTTCGGTTTCGAACAGCATGGTGTTAGGAAATTCTGATACTAGATTCGTGGCTTCTTTTATTGAAAGTGTTTTGGGAGGTATAGCAAGACAAATTAAACTGTCCATCCATTGTAAATGAACAGCAATCGCAGTAATTGGCATAAACGCATCGTCAGGTGATGCGTATCCACGTTCTGGATCAAAGTCCACTTCGATATCAAAAAATGCTACATTTAGTTTTGGAGAATCTACATTAAGATAATTATCTTCAAGGCATCGATATATCGGATTGATATCGCTTTCGTAAAGTTTTTTTCCTGAATGAATTGCAAGTTCTTTGCGTAACTCTTTGATATTCTTACATGAGACTCGAGAAAGAGGCTCACCTTTAATTGATTCGAACTTACCTTTGGGATCGTAATAATAGAAAATATGCTTGGCCGCATATTCTTTGAAATGGCGTTGACCCTTAGAGTCACGCTCAACAACTCGGATCATATCTTGATCGCGGTCGTAGAAAGCATCTACATAACTCATCTTCTCTCCTTGCAATTTACGGCTTGCAAATACCAACTTTGCGGTTTATGGCCTCGCCTACCATCTACGTCTTATTTATAACATTCTATAAAGGCCGTACGAATCTATGAATACGATTAGCAGGTAGTTAGCCAACATGCCAAACGATTTCCTAGTATAAGCAGCCCAAGCATACATGGCGCAGCCAGCAATCCAAATAGGATACAATACCAATAAAGGTGGATTGGGGACCGTGACTGCCATCGTGATACTACAGCCGATAGACACTGCCCAAGCCAAGACTTCGACAACGAAACGAAACGGATGAGATTTCCAATCATCTTTTATCCATTCGAGTGTTGGTCCGAATATATCATTAATCATTCGCCTTCCGGTAGACGTTTAGTTACGCCGAGAATCATTTCAATCTCGTTCCATTCGTTCTCGTGATCTTTCCAATTATCTTTGTGTGCAATCTTAATTGCTTTATTAATGATACTGGGCTTTACCTGTAGTTCTTCTGCGACAGCCTTAACTGTTTCTTTAAGACCTTCTTGCAAATCTTCAATCTCACGTAGAACGTTTCCGCCTTCGCTGATCAAACGCTCAAGTTTGGCTTTTTCTTCTGGTCCGTACATTTTAGTCATAGCATAACTCTCCTATAGGACTATTATATAGTCATAAAAAAAGCCAGTCAACTAATGACTGGCTTTTGTTTACCAAATACTTAATTATTTTTGTTCTTCGGATAATACATCGTACAATTCAAATCGTCCGCCGTTGCGCTCATAGATCATAGCAGCAAAAATTTCTGCCTTCTGACTTTCTTGAACTTTTGAAGATGCAACACGATTAGCCCAATTCCATAATGCTTGATCGACTGGATCAATCTGTTGTTGGCCACCGCTCTCTTGAACCAATTTCATCATGTCCTTGAGACTTAGTTTTTGCTCAACGCTTTCTTTGACTGGACGCTTTTTGCCTTTTGGCATCATTTTGCTTTCAGTCTTTTTCCCACCACCGAAATATTTGGCTTGTTTAGCACTCATGCCTTTCTTGCCACCTTCTTTCTTTTCGCCGTCTTTGCCTTTAGCAGCAGACTTCATTGGCTCTTTCTTATTACCGTCTTTGTCAAGATCTAGAAAGTCTGGCTTTGAACCTTCGTCGACGATCTTAGCAATTTTCTTTTTCTTTTCTTCTTTTTTCTTCTTATCTTCGGCAGAGTCTTCTTTCTTTGCCTCAACCATCTTTAGAAACTTAGATTTAAATTCTGGTTCGATACTTTCTTTCTTGGCTTTCTTCTTAGCCTTTGGTTCATCATCGTCAGCATCGTCAGCAGGAGCCTTGCTACCACCGTAATTCTTACCAGCGTGATGTTTTATACCAGTTGCGGTCTTCTCGATTGTTCCGCCTGTTGAACTTGGCTTCTTGTCGCCAGTTTTCATTTCTTCTGCAACTTTAGCAGCCTTTTTTGATGCTTCGGTCACGCTCATCAAACCTGCTAGAACTTTGATCTGTGCATCTTCGTTTAGAATAGGCGCAGATGGTAATGTAGGTGCTGCGACCGTTTGTACGGGGTCGTTTAGCGAGTTAATTTTGCTGACTAGTGATTTAAAATCCATCTTAGTTTCCTCTGAGGTCTGTATTATATTTATCTTTTGAGCACGGAGCCGCCACCAAATAAACTGGCTTTCATATCCAGGGCGTTTTTAGCAGTTCCGTCTGCATTCTTAGGTTGTTTAATCTTAGGAACTTTGGGTGATTTTGTACCTGATTTTCCAGGAGTTCCTGTGTAACTTTTACTGCCGCGATCCTTACCAATAGCAATATGCGGGCTGACAACGCT